GTAAACCCCAACGGTATCGAATACTTTGAAGCCATTGGTAATCTGGTTGCCAGCTTTAGGACTGAGATAACCAGTACCTTCTGTCAGCTTGACCATAATCCCATCAGCCCCCCACTTTTTGAGTTGCTTCATGTAAGCCAAGGAATCGGCTTGGTAAGCAGACAGGTCAACAATCTTTTTAGTCATTGCTGTCAGTCCCTTCCGTTGGGGTAATGACCGCCGTTGGTGCTGTCGTAACTACTGGAGCATGATTATCCCCACCGGATACCTTGTAAGCTTGGTAAGCCTTCTCGACTAATCCGCTGATTACTTCAGCGTCTAAGTCAAAGCCATTAGCCGTCAATTGAGCGTTAACGAAACGGATTGCTTCCTTCTTACGGTCAGACTTAGATAGTCCAGCCATGACTGCCATTTCTGGAACAATCGTATTAGCAAGGTTTAAGCCAACTTCTAAGCCTTGCTTGACGTGTACGTTCTTTTCCGTCTGTACCTTATGAGTCAAAACTGGCTTTACCAACTTGTATACGGCGGGAATTAGTACTAGTAAGAAGGCGAATACGCCAGCGTTATTAAGCCAAGTAAACACATCTGTAATTTCTTTGAACATTTTTTATCCTCCAATTTTGGGTAAATTAAAAGCACTGACTAACTGGCTGAGTGACTGCTAGTTAGTGGTGCTTGTTGTCGTTGCTTGAGTTGTCGTTGATTGAGTTGTTGGTGCTACATAATCATCGCCGGTGATAGCCTTGTAATCGTCAGCGGTAATCCCATCTGGTAATCCCACAACCGTTGCTAACGTTTCCTTGGTAATTGTCTTCCAGTCTTGATATGCCCATGTATAAATTTGAACCATATTATGCCGTCCCCTTTGCTGATTGACTGAGTGCTAATGCTGTGATTGACTTCTTCAATTGGTCGATACTAGTTGCGGATACCGTTTGCTGTTGCGCTAAAGCCGTTGCCGACTGTACAGCTTGCTGACTAGTTTCCAACACACCGGAATACTTGTTATTCAACTCATCGAGGGATAATTCTGGAAGGTTACCCGGATTGAATACCACCTTTTTATCGGTATCATACCGGAATTTGTCTGAATGCTGAGCAAACTGGGTAATCCATGAATCGAGAATGTACACCTTGGTAAACCCGTCTGCCTCGGCATTCTGGTAAGCCGTAATGAAACCGTCTGTATCATACGTTATATAAATAAACATTTAATCGTTCCTTTCTAAATTAAAGGCAAAACCGCATAAACATCTTGATGATAAGTCCCCGCAACTTCCAAACCAGAAATATTGCTTGTCATTAATGGGTCAATGACAATATCCCCAGTGGGTTGCAACAATATAGCAACACTAGCTAAAGAATTAAGAGTAGCTTGCGTACTAAGTCCCATATTGCTGTGAAGATACCCTACTGTAAATCCATAATGCTCAGCAGTTATTGCAGAATATGGAAAATCTATTTGACTAACAATTGATGAGGGTATTGACCCTAATTTATTAGCCGTACTGCTACCAACAGTTAATCTCCCCGTAATGAAAAGGCTTTGGTTATAGAATCTGTATCCTAGATAATCTGAGGGTGTATCGGCAATAGTCATCCAAGGCGTATTTGGATACTTGTTAGCTACAAAACTTGCAGTAGCAGCATTGATAGCGGTTGTAACATCGGACATATTAGCCACCTGTACCCAAGAAGTGTTGGATATATTTCCATCACCATCTGAGTTGGTAGAAGCAATCCATATGGTGCTGGAATTGAACGGCTGTAATAACATCTGGGTATAAGCCCACTCTGGAACATTGTTAGTAGCAATGGATTGAGTAACATTGGCGGGTGATAGCTGTAGTGAAAATGCGGTAGCTACTGGGCAATTCTTAAGTGTTTTAGCGGAAGCATTGGAACTACATAAATAGTAATGAGCTAGCTCATCATTAACCACCAGTGAGAACAAGTCCGTATTATCGGCCAATTCTTCATATTTTGCCGTTCCGTCATTACCTGCTGGGCCTTGCGGACCGATTGCACCATCTTTACCATCCTTACCAGCCGGTCCCTGAATCTGTCCACAATCTTTCCACGCGTTATCCGTCCAGATGTACAACTCTTCGGCAACTAAGTAACCATCGCCTTCACTAGCTGTTGCTGGAAGCTGGGAAGTAGTGTCAACCTTACCTTTAATCTCTAGTCCTTGTCCGGTGTCACCTTTGGGTCCTTGAATACCTTGGTCACCTTTCGGGCCTTGAATACCTTGTGGACCAGTTAAACCAGTATCACCTTTAAGGCCCTGGACACCTTGTGGTCCTTGCGGTCCCGTTAACCCAGTATCACCTTTTGGCCCTTGCAATGTGGAAACTTGGTTGGTTAAGTCAGTTTTAAGCTGGTCAAACTCCTGCTGAAAAGCGTCCAAACTCATAACCGGGATAACGTCCCCCGAATCACTCATCACATTATCTGTAATGGAAAATCCTTGTGGGTCATCACTCGGAAAAATGGCATTGTACGTAGTAGTTGTTGGGGTAGTGTTTTCAGTGGTTGAACCATCATCCGTTAATCCTTCTTGACTACCGGGGGTAATCAGGCTGGATAAGGTTACCCAAACCTCAATCGTGTAATCATCAGGGACTAGGGCGTTCATAACCTCAGCATCAACCGGCATGGTAATCAATCCAGCCAATGGCTGTGTAATGGTAGTCATATCAATTGATTTATCAAAGACATAACCGGTGTCATTGGCAACCTTTACATCAATGGCTGTGGCATTAGTTAAGTCGAATGCTGAACCATCTTGGGTAATTGCCAGATTGAAACTGGCCGTAGTATCGAGGTATTTTACCTCGTTGTTACCATCAGTGAAGTACAGTTCTTTACTCACTTGCACCGCCTCCTAGGGCATTCGTGGCTTCAGTTTTTAACCTTGTTAGTACCAATTGCTTGAATCCAGCCCACATATCTTCCTTGGTAGACCCAGAAAAGGCTGTAGAAGCTTCATCAGCCGTTGCGTCAAAGTTACCGTAGGCTTGGTGATTGGTACCGTTGAAAACCACCGTGTAGACAACATGGGTAGTGTTATCTGAGTTCTGCTTAACATCTAAACTTGTAATCATTGATTATTCTTCCTTTCTAATTGTGCGATTCGGTAGCTGAGTTCATCTATCCGTTGGTTAGACTTCTTTAATGCCGCCAATAGAATGGAAATGGTATTGGATTCATTCAAAAAGTAATTACCATTCTCATCCGTGCTTACCATATCGTTGGCAATACTTGCGGTTTTATCTCCAATTGAATTAACATCATCAATAATTGGTCCAATATGCTGGGAGTCAGCAGAATTATCGGCATCCTTGTACTTCCACTTTTTAATATCGGTGTTCATAACCGCGGATAAGGCTTCATCAGGAGAATAATCTGTCACATCTCTCTTAGCAGATAATGCAGACTTCAACTTGCTACCATTAGAATAGACATCAGCGGCATGAATATCTGTAACCGTTCCTCCTCCGCCATTACTCTCAAGGTATAAGGCACCACTATCATCACATGCTATGGTGTGCCCACTAACAGATAAGCCATTACCCATCACAACATTTGCAGAAACTAAATTAGAATAAACAGACCCTCCAGCAATCGTTGACGTTTTCCCATCACCAGATACTGTAAATCCATTTGGGGTCATTCTCATATCTTGAGTCTCAACTGACTGAGTAACACGATAGTGGAAACCATTATAATCCGCCCATAGCTGATAGTGAGTGCCATCGCTAGAAGTAAAGTCTTGGTCAATAGAACTACCAGTGATTGTGCCACCTGTAATAGAACTACCAGATATGTTGACACCGTTAATATTTCCGGCTTGGACATTACCTAAATTGGCAGATAGGGCTGACAAATATTCAACCGCCAAGCTAGTTACGTCCCACTTTTTAATTGCCCAACTTCCGCCAGAATAAATGTACATACTGGTTGCGACATTACCACTCATTACCAGCCACATATCGCCGTCATTATGTTCCTTACCGTCATCGAATGGCGTGTTAGGTGATTCAGTAATCGTGCCATCAAGGGAAGTCTTAAGGCTTTTAATCTTATCAGCTAAGTCACTGGCACTATCTGACGCGTTTTGAGCAATCAAGGTTGCTTCGTTAATATCAACTGAACCCGTTGCAATAATCATCCTTCGACCACCTCCTGATAAGTCTCACCGTCATCGATATTAAAGTCTGAATCATCATCACTAGCACTGTCCGAATCGTCAGTATCATCTGGGATTACCACTGGCTCTTCTACCTCGGAGTTTTCACCCTCATCTTCGGCTGGATACGTGACAGCTAAGTCCTTGCTATCATCACGGATACCAATTGGTATCGACCATAAGCCAGAGTGACTTATCATGACGCTATGGGCGGCGTCTCGGTACTCACTAACATTGAAGCCAATTATTAGCTGGTCATGAGCTAAGTCTGGGTATATTCCTTCTGGTTCAAAGTGACCACCATATTCAACCGGTACTGTCAGCTGGATATCCTGACTGGGCTCCATCTGATAATTAAAAATGACTGACTGAGTAATGAGATTGATACACATTAATAATCGGGCATCTTTGTTATTTACGTCTCCTGATGTAAAGAAGGCGTATGGATATGCAATTGAGTTGGCTTGAATGGTATTATACGTGCCATCGTTGGTCACTCCACTAGGTACAGGATTCCATGGATTCTCTCGGTCGAAATCTTGCAACTTGAAGCGAATGATTGGGAAGTAATTACCAGCTTTCAAGTCGGAGATATTACATACTTCTACCGTTCCATCCATCTGACTACCAATCCATAGACCATTGGTTAAATCAACGTTAGGCCGGACGTACGTTTCCATCTCACACCACTTGGTAACGGTACTGGAACCACTGTTAATCACGGCATGTGGAGTGTAAGGAAACGTTGCCAGCCAATTCTTACCACCGCTTAAATCCTTAATCTGGGAGTAGATAAGGTTGTTGGCTTCATCGTAACCGAAGGAAGCACCGTGTTGACCACCTTGTACAATCATGGAATCAATTAACTTGCCATCAGAACTCCAGTGCAGAAATTGGCAATCGCTTAAATTGGATTGCTGTTGCTTCCCTTTGTAGGCATAACTGGCAAGTACCTCACCATTACTCATAATGTATGAGAATTGAAGCGCTCCAACGTGATTATTACCAAACTCATCAGGGTTACCGTCAGTGGTCTCCCATAACTTCTTAAAGGTACCATCAGCGTTAACCCCAGTGTCTATCCACATTTCAGACTCGTCCTTAACGAAAGCGTCATCAATGGAAACCACTAAGCTACCCACAAATGGTGGGGTAATGGTGACTTCATAGCCGTCCTTAGCATGTTGACTCTCCCAGATTAGATTATGAGTTCCGTCTTGCTGGATATACTCCCAGTTGAAAGCCGCCGCTGATAGAAAGCTGGTAACATTCTCACCTTCAATGAATAATCGGGCAATTACCCTTTTACTGGTGTCGGTATTTGTCCATGACTGACCCAAGGGGGTAATCAGGCTGATACTAGCAGCATTTTGGTTCTTCTTGGCATCTTCAAACAGTTTTTTAACATGGTCATTCCATCTCTGCTCCATGTTTTTAATGAAATTGGGAGTAACGACTGTAACCGTACTGAATTCCCCGATGACTACCTTATTCTGCGTTGGGTCACTCTCGCTAGTTGTCCGTTGAATAACTCTGGCCTGCAAAGTTAATACCGGCATCATAGTCAGGTCAATAACCTTGATGGTATCTCCCAATTGAGCATCGAAGTCACTGGTTACATCAACGGAATAATTGACCCGAGGGTGATTGTACAGTCGTAACGTCTTCAATCCCAATGATAATAGGGCATCGGGTTCACTGACGGTAGAACTGGTAATACTACCTTCCAGCCAAGTGTTGGGGTCGTTATTATACAGGGAATTAGCAGAGGAATCGGTTACGAAGTCCCGACCATTGGTACCTTTAGCCGTACTAATTGAAGCTCCACCGGAACCATATACATACAGCTTGGTAATCAGGGTAGTATCGACTGTTTCCCGCTTGATACTAAGCATGTTGTCACCATAAGTGATTCGTCTACCAGTATTCTGTCCCCGTTGGTCGGATAATTCCAGAATGGTATCCGTCACAATCCCAGAACTATCTAGCTTGACGTATCCATCAGCCTCACAATCGTAGGTAGTCAGGATTGTTTGCAGAATAGTTTGAGCGGAACTCTCACCATCCATGGAAAAGTCAGAAAGTAGCCCAGAAGTCGCGTTATTAAGCAGTGTTATCCCAGTGCCAGCAATAATCCAGTTCATAGCGGCGGGTAAGGAACACTCTTTAATCTCTTTTTTGGTTGGGATTGTCTTCCCGAGTCGCCAGATTAAGAGGTTAATGGCATCAGCTGAAACAAGGTTAGTGCCAGAAGTGGTATCCATCGTTTCATCAACGGTATATATCCGGTATACTCGCCAGCGATCATTAGCTTGGTCATAATCCGCTAAGTGATTGCCTACTTTCAGGTATTGTGCCGCTGGACTATCCGCTGTCATCGTTAGCCCAGTGAAAGTATCATTCCAACTCTTAGAATTGGCGTTGGGGTCAGAAGTATTGGCTAGACTAGCTTCGGTAATACTATCGTTTGAGCTGTTATCATCGGCTAATTGTTGCTGGATAGTTTCACCCCAGAAGATATTGGTATCACTGGTCGTATCTAAGGTGGCGACCCGTTTGAGGTTCTTATCAAGAATGACGTACACACGTCTTAACTCCTTTCTATTTAATGGCTGGCTTGTATTCAAGCGTTATATCTGCGTTGGCTGGGTCAGGCGTGAAGTGCATCTCTTGGCTAACATCGCCTTCAATAGAAGGGAAGGTAGATAGCCATGACACATACTTATCAACATTTCTACCGGCAACCGTGACCGTGTTATCAGCGGAATCAATGATAATTTCTTCACCAGCATGAGCAATTACATGAGGAATATCATCGGGGTCATCGCTACCGTCAGAAGTGTATATTTTGAGGTCGGTAAGTGTCTCAAAATCCGACTTGTAGGCTACCTTGGGACTAACTAAGTCTTCCTTGATATCGTGCTTCATGAATGTTGCGGCAACGTTAGCCAGTGCAAAGCCAAACTTACCTGACTTATCTAACTTCTCGGTATGAATGTGGACTTTTCCAGCTGTATTAATTGAGTAAGCTACCCCAGTCTTGGGATTGAACTCGTTAATCTCAGCCACCCAGTTGTCATACACCTTTCCGCCAATCGTTTTCTTCTGACGCTCTAATGAGAACTCACCGAAGAAGTTAGAATAGGCGTCCTTGTTCATGTACGTAGTCTCCATTACATAGGTGTTAATCGTCTTGGACTTCGTTTTAACAGTTGGCTTGGATACCTTGGTAGATTTACTCTTTCCTCCTGACTTCTTCTTGGTAACCTTCTTGGTTGCCTTTTTCTTTTTCTTAGAAGTTGTCTTCTTAGCCGCTAACTTGAAAGCTTCACGTTGAATGGTTGCTTGATACATTCTGGCTGACTTAGCTTTGGCCTTAGCCTTGGAGGTTGTCTTGGCCTTTACCGTCTTAGTCAGGTTGACCTTAACCTTGTGGTTATTCTGACCATTAACCTTGCGTCCACCTTCGTTGTACAGAAGGGTGAGGTAATTACCCTTATCATCCGTTGCATTGAAGGAACTACCCAGTTGAATGTAACCTCTGGGATACCGGCCTTCTGCATAATCGGTAATTCCCATTCGTCCGCATACGTTGCCATTGGAATCCAGTAGATAACCCTCTACCTTCCCCATGGCCCGCATATTCTTCATTCGCTTAATATGATGGAATCGCATGGATACCTTCCAATAGTTGCTAATCTTCGGGATACCTTGATGGATAATAACGGGACCATAAAATAAATTTTTGTGTTTGCCGACTGTACCCCAGTTGTAATGGCCCTTACTATCCTTGGCGACCATCAAAGCCGTGGCTGTTGCCGTAGCTTTACCATCATTTTCCCCGCGATAGATTTTAACTTCTTGGGTATCCTGACCTGCTTGAAACCATGTACTCATTGAGTTACAAGGGTCATGGACTTGAAGCTCTTGGTGAGGAGTTAAGCTGGTGACATTACCATCAGCATTAGTAACCGTTGATCCATCATCGACATGGTAACCAACCGCCACGTATTGGTCTCCCAAGGTATAGCCAAAGTAGTAAAGGTCAGTCTTGGGAATAATATGGATGACTGGTTGCACCGGAGTGTTCCCCGCTGGAATAATAACCTGCTCGTTGCTGGTAATCTTCAAATCTCGCTGAGGTAAGAACCCCCGTGGGTCAGCCAGCATGAAGGTAAGAGTAGTCGTACAGTCCTGCACCCCTTCATTGATAAATGTTGGGGTAGGAATGGCTGTAAAGTGCCCATAGTAGACAACATCCGGCTGGTCATTGAACCTTAATGGATACTGAGTATCAGCGTCATCAGTGGTATTAATGAGAGCCTTGGACAAATTGGTGATAATCCGGTTGTAATCGTCCCGGTCAGCCGGGTATATCGTAATTGGAATATCTATCTGCTTTTCCCCATAACTATTGCCTAAAAAAACGCCCCCATATCTACCGGGAACGTCTTGGAAGGATTCGGTTATTGTTGGGGCAATTGGCTTGGATACATGGTTGACCAGAACTTCCAAATCCTTGTCGGAATTGAAACCACCAGTACCATTCTCATCGAAGGCATAGTCGAATGTGTTAACATCATTGAATGCCATTTACATAGCCCCTTCCTAGATTTTTACTTAAACTCTTTTTCATTTTTACTTGGTTATAACCGCTGTAGATATCATTAGCAGATACGACAGCGGGTACTGGATTCTGTTGACCAGAGATTAATTCAGCCATCAATCCGATAATCTCTTTTCCTTGCTTAATCAATTCTGATAAGTCGATTGCTTGAGTGGATTGAGTAGTGGATTGCTGAGGCTTATCCGTCTTAGAAAATTCCTTCATGGTGGTATCCATAACCTGGTAAGCTCTGGCACGCTTGGTAATGTCCCATGGAACGATTGATTCCGTCTTGTTGCCTTCTGAAATATGTGCCAGCTTAGCAAAGCGACTGATACCACCGTTAGCGTACCAGCCGATGGTCTTCTCATGGTTATATGCCTGTCTGATTGAATGATAATTACCATCATTGACGTACCATTTCATCCACTTTAACTGGGTGATAGGGTTAGTCTTCCAGTCGGAACCTGCTCGGGCCATCTTAGAAGCTGGCAATGATTGAGGCAGTCCATAAGCACCAGTGCCTGGATTGGTTGCCTTAGGGTTCCATCCTGATTCCTTGTTAATGATGTAATTGTACATACCGTAGTCAGAGATTGGGATACCAGCTTGTTTAAGCCAGTGCATGTGGTCACCAGAAGGCTTAGCTGAGCTTCCGGTAGTTGAGGAATTGTCCCCGAACATATCAGCCAACTTATGCATGAACTTGAAGAATCCAGAACCAACTTGGGACTTGATACCTTTGGTATTGCCAGTTCCCTTCTTAGAAGAGGAGTCGTCACCCTTACCACCATTCAATTGAGCAATACGCCGTAATCCAGCGAATCCGCCCATGAACCCTTTGATTACATTGGACTTGATGCCATCTGTTGGGTTCTCGGCATTCCACATCCGGCCATTACCATTGGTAGAAGTAACAATACCAACGTGGTCACTACCACCGGCACCCCAGAATGCAAGGTCACCGGGGACAGCTTTACCCCAGCTAACAGAATGGGTTGAATTGTACTCAGGAACCGTTGTGGAACCAGATAAGGTTACCCCAATGTGCTTCAGGGCTTCATATACCAACCCGGAACAGTCGTAGTAGTTAGGTCCCAGTCTACCCTTGGTCTCGGAATACTTGTAATTAGCCCTCTTGGAGAGCTTCATAGCTTCCTCGATGAACTTCTTACGAGTACCTGAGCCTGTTGCTCCACTGTCACCATCTAAGTCAACCATGGACCAGAGTGAACTCCACCAGTTGCCAGCTTGCTTTTTAACATTGTTGAACATACCTTTAGTGATATCTTCGACAACGCCAGCACCGGCCTTGGTGTAGTTAAACATGGAATCCAAACTCTTGATAGGATGGGCAATAATCTTTTCAGCAGTGGTAAAGAATTTCTTTAATCCGGCCGCTTTCTTGACTAACCAACCAGATACATCACCAATACCATTGCCAATTCCACTCATGAGACTTCCGAACCAGTTATTACTACCTTTGGCAAAGTGGGTAACCCCTTGCATACCCATGAATAGCTTGGATTCTGACGCATTCATCACTTCGGCACCAGGTTCAAGAAAACGCATAACGTTACGCCCGTGGATTAGTTCACCCATACCGTTAGGGTGCACCAGAATCTCCTTGTTACCAGTTTCTGGGCTATCATTGCCGTCATTAAGTACCGCCATGGTAGGCTTAGTGATGGCCTTTCGTTGATCACTAAACAAACCGGTACCAGTGGCTAAATGAACCTTTGAAATGGTTCCAATGGCAGCTTTCTTGCCACCGAAGGCATGAATAACTGAATCAATGCCACCGATACCTGTGTTTAAAATGCTGATAACGTCGTTGATACCATTTTCGGCAATGGACTTAATGTTCTTCCAGATACCCTTGAAGGTATTGCTAATACTATTCCAGATACCATTCCAGACTTTCTTGATGCTACCCAAAACGTTTGTAATTGTGTCTAGTAACTTGTTAATCCATTTTGAAACAGTCTTGTACGCAGAGATAACTGGGTTGACCGTGTACTTCTTAATGAGCAACCAAGCGTCATGAGTTAAGTCCTTGATGGTATCCCAAGTTGTAGAGATACCTTTAACAATATTCTTAACGATGTACTTCTGAATAATCTTCCAGATATATTCAACTGGTTTGACAATATACTTTCGAATTAAAATCCAAGCATCGTGAGTTAAGTCCTTAATAGTATCCCAAGCAGTAGAAATAGCTTTTACAGTTGCTTTAACAATGTACTTTGCAACCGCTTTGTACACTTTGGTTACTGGGGAAACAACATACTTGTAAACAAGATTCCATGCTTTCTTGGTGCTTGAGGTAATCCCTTTCCATATGCTTGATACTGCTTTAGCAACTGCTTTGAACCCTTTCGATACCCCAGATTTAATTGTATTAACAACTGACATTACAGGCTTCTTAATCTTTTGCCAAGTCTTAATGGCTATACCTACTTCTAATGCAAGCGGAGCAATCAGGATTATCTCAAGTACCTTACCAAAGCCCTTAAATATATCTTTAACACCATTGATAAATGACTTGAATACATCGGAGACAGGTTTGAAAGCCTTCTTAGCTGAGCTAGTCATCTTGCCAATCGCATGGCTAATTGCTTGTTCCCAACCAAGTTTCCCTGTAAAGAATTTGCCAATTCCCTTCATGACATTTTTAACCGTCTTGCCAAAAGAAGATAAAGCTTTCTCAGCCGACTTAAAAGTTCCCTTGGCCCATTTGCCAATTGCAGAAGCAACGCCATTAACGGCCTCTCGGAATGGCTTGATGTGCTTATACGCTTCGTAAAATCCCGCAGCCAAAGCCCCAATAGCAACAACCGCAATACCAATTGGATTAGCATCCAAGGCTACATTGAACAACCATTGAGCGGCTGTAACAAGCTTTTGAACGACTACCAAATTTTTGATTACTCCGATAGCCTCAGTAGTTGCGGCAATGAATCGAGCAATCTTCGAAACAGCTAAAACACTACCTAAGGCTATGCCAAAGGCGGCAATCGTTTTCGTGTGCTTTGATGCGAACTCAATAATCTTAAGAAAACCACTGGCAAGCTTGGCTACGCCACCAATCATCCAAGTGAGGCCCTTCTGGGTATCCTTATCATTGAAGGCTTTAGTCATATCTTGAGCCGATCGAGTAATGACAGGTAATAGCTTAGAACCCATCATAATTTCTAGCTGTTGACCAGCCATCTTGAACCGTTCTACGTTCATCTTGGCGTTACTTGAATTTTTATTGGCCAGTTTCTGAACGTATTCACCTTTTTTGCCCGCCTCAGTAACGTCATCAGTTAACTTTTTGAGTGACCCATCGTACTTAGCTAGTACTTGAGCGGCCTGCATACCAGTTTGACCGAAGATATTCTTAAAGATATCTGCTTTTTTAGCGCCACCAAGTTTCTCGGTATGTTCCTCAATAATCTTGAATATTGCTGGCAGAGACTTAAAGTTTCCCTTGGCATCTTGGAAAACTTTGGTTGACTTAATGCCAATTTCTTTCAGGGCGCCCATAGCCGAATTCGTTGGGGAAGCTAAGCTAGTAATTGTCTTACGCAATCCAGTACCAGCCTTATCAGCCTCCATACCATGGTTAGACAACTCACCTAATGCGGCGGAAGTTTGTTCAATTGAGAATCCGGCGTTGTTCGCAGAATCACCAACATATTCCATACCTTTTCCCAAACTATGAAAATCAGTAGCGGTAACGTCAGAAGCATAAGCCAAGTCATTGACAACCCGTTTGGTATTCTTAATCATTTTAGCCGTGTTATTGGTCTTCATGCCAAAGGCTTCAATCGCCTGTGATGATACCTTAATAACATCCTTGAAATCGTCTCCGGAAGCCACAGAAGCTTGTAATTCTGACCTCATAACGGCAATTGCTTCGGCACCAGTATGGCCACGCTTGATTAAGTCTTGATACTGCTCAGCAATCTCTTGCTGGGCTACCCCATACTTAACGGAATACTTGGCTCCATCCTTTTGCATTTCGGATACCTGAGAAATTGCTTGCCGCGCTTTCTCACCAGAGGTAACCAGCAAGTTTTGGTTTACTTGGTACACCTTGTTTAAGTTGGTAGCCTTTTTGGCACCAGCAATCGTTGCGACTCCTAAACTAGTCAATCCAGCTGCTGCCGTAATTGCAGCGCCTTTAAACGCTTGACCAATGTTGGCAATCCTGTGTCGAGCTTTAGCCGCGCCATCCGACATCTTAGCCATGCTACTACTCATGGTGCCGTATTTACCGGCTAGTTGCCCTATCTCCGTTTTCTGCTTAGCCATTGAGGCGGTCGTCTGATTAACTCGAACTAATTGTTTATTGTAGGCCTCACTGGCCCCACCAGAACTAGTCTTGAGCTTGGCTAACTCGGCTTGCTGGATTTTCAACTGATCCGAAAGGTTCCGGTAGGACTCCCGTAAGCCATTAAGCTTAGCTCTACCAGCTTGAGCTTTGTTGCCTTGATTCTCTAAGGCGTCCACATAAGACTTAGAAACTGACGTAATTGTCTTGTACTGCTCTTGCAAATCAGCCAAGCCAGATTGATAATAATCTACTGATTTTTTAGCTCGGCCTTGTTGAGCAGTTAAGGACGCCATCTTGTTCTCAGCGTTAGCTAAATCCTTAGAAAGACGTGCATATTTATCACTGCCTTTGGTCGTCGAAGTATCAAGGCTCTCTTGGCGTTCCTTCAACTTGTCAATTTTAGCTTGTAAGGCTTGCATGGTCTTGCCAAGACCCTCATATTTAGCTTGTGCTGCGCCTAGGCTGTCCTTTGCAGACTTTAAGCTAATTTCATTAGCCTTCCATTCGTTAGTCGTTGCTTTAATAGCGTTATTCAGTGTTTTTAAGCTTGAAGCGGCAGAGACAGTATCTAGCTTAACTTCGGTTGCCATTGTGTTACTTACGGTCGCCATTAGTGGACCTCCTTTCTACTTACCTCTCAACCGATTAACCATTGCCATAGGGTCTTCAGCACGTTTATCTTTAGGTTTTGCTTGGTTGATTCTGATCAGTTCGTAATAGTCTTCTCCGTCCAATTGAGAAGGAAGTACCCCAGAATTAGCCATCATCTGTTGCTTAAAGTAGGCTTGGTCTTCTTGGGCATCTTCTAAGTCATGGATTAGAACATTGAGGCGACCCACTACTTTTTTGGGCTTTTTTCATCCTCATTTTCCTTCAAAGTTTCTTGCCATTGTTCCTCAGTTAATCCTTGAATACGTGCCAATACATAACTGATGAAATCTGACAATTCTTCCATAGTGACGGCATTCATTACGGTGTCTAATTCTTTTTCTGACAGCTTTAATACAGCTTGTAGGAAGCTAGTCATGGCTGTAATAGCCTTTTGTGACTGTTCCATTACTTCCAAAGGATTAGAATCCGAATCCAGTTGAAGCTTGTTCATCTTAAGCATTAAAATCTGTAATGACGTAGCTTCATTGACGACCTTTACTGTTGTTTTTACTTCTGTTGATTTCTTTTTTAAGCCTAAGCTTGAAATATCAATTTTCATTTTTTTGCTCCTAACATTATTTAATTGCTGACCAATGTCAGCTATGTAAAACGGCCATCTAATTAGATGGCCGCTAAAATCACTTCGTATTAATATTTACCGAACTGCTTGTGGTATTAACGCTATTAACCGTTGGTTGGGGCACTACTCGCCGTATATCCACCGAATACTTCACCCATCATTGACGCTTTATCAAAGCCTTCATCGGCGCTAGTCCAAATCTTGTATGGTTGTCCACCAAATACATCAGACTTCAACGGGTCTAATCCTTGGTAAGTCAGTGTGGTATTAGCATCGGTTTCAGCGTTGTTGTCGGTACCATGGTTCATACCAGCTTCAATCAGTTGCCCATTAGCAAAACCTTCATAGATATCCACACCACCATATGACCGGGAGTGGACTAACATTGCAACGTGAGGCTTAGGTAGTTGACGAGTCCAGCCACCTTTGCCATCGTTAACGAAGCCCTTTAACTTTTGGAGAATATCGAAGTTAATATCCAAAAACTCCAAAGCAACTTGGGGTTCCATCGAACCGTTAGATACTCGCTTAGGGCCATCATTGGCGTAGCCAACCGTACCAGCCGCTTCTAGGCCGGTTACATTAGCTTGGGTAGCCCCTTCTGCGTCACCATCTACCAGATAGATGCCAATTGCAGAAATTCCCTTTGTAGCATCTGCAATAATTGCCCCCGTTGAATCAACTAATCCAAAAGTGACATCTTTAACACCATGCGTTGACATTTAATTACCTCTTTCAATTTTTAGTTTTTTAAATACAGAAAATGTAGCCGTAACTTGTTCAGTGTCTGGATCAACTACGTTGGGGTAGCGAGTAGCGATAATCCACCCATTAGCATCGAGCAAGTTCATCAGTTCCAACTGCGCGTCTAATACATTGATCGCAACTGTTTTAGAAAAGAAAATTTGCACTTGAATTGACGCGCTAACCTCAGAAAAAGTATCGTTTTTATATCCAGAAAGTGGCTCAGAAACACTAGTAATTAGCACTAGCGTCTTTGAACCACTTTTATCAACAATATTCGGTATGTTTTCTGGATATAAACCATCTATCCAGGAGGATTTATTCGCTTTAATAATCTCATAAACTTGAGTCACCGGAAGCTTAATGAGGATCACCACCCGTCAATTCCTTATACTTAACGTATTCAGCAGCTAAGACCTTGTCTTTACTTGACTGAATGGCCGTATCAATGAAATGGTCGCCTTTAATATGCACCGTTCCATTATTGAGAAATAACGCGATTCTGGCGTGATTAATCGGATCCTTCTCAAACCCTACCGTTGAATTTCCCGTCATATAGCCTTCGACATCGTGATCATCAGCAACTACCGCGTCCGCTAAATGTTTAACGTGGCTTGTATCCCGGCCATACCGATAATGTTTAGACTTGGCAGCCTGAAAATAACTATCCCGTAGTTGATCGGCGCCTGCCTTAGTAATCACTTGTTGCTGCACTTTATTTGGCACCTTCTTTTTAACTTGCAAAAAGTAATGCTGTAATTGCTCATCTAAACTAGCCATGCTTAGTCACCACCCGATGGCAAGTGATTAAATCAAAGCCTTCATTTTGTAAGCCATCATCCGCCGAGATGCTATCAATCTTGTACAGATCAGTTCCACGTTGAACTTGCAACGTCTCGTTAACGGCTGAATTATGCCGAATAAAAAAGACCACCGCATTGGTGATCCCAGCTCCAGCTATGGTTAATTGTTGTTGCACGTTCAGTGACCACTGGCCCGCCCAACAGCTGAAATCTGGCGAAAATTGTTGAATTGGCGTGCCAGTATTCGGGTTAATCTCCCCAGTATCGGTATCATGGCCAAAGGAGATACGGAAAGTCATTCGTGAAGGATTAATTGCTTTGGTCATCAGTGGCCGCCTCCATTTTCAGATCATAGAGCCCTCTCAGTTGCCCAATGATCGAATCAACCGGTAGGTTAATGCTGATTGCTGTGGTCGGAACTAACGAACTGCGATAGTTGTAGTAGGACGAGGCCAATGCCAATACCGCGGTATTAAATAAATCAACCACACTGGCATCATCATAGAAGTTTTCTGATTCCGTACCAATCGATTGTGTGATATAGCTTTTTGCCGTGTTTAAATATCCGGTCAGAAGTTGGTCGTCGGCATCACCATCTAAGCGTAGCGATAATTTGAGGTCATCTAGTGTTGGCATTGAGCCACCTCCTAAGATGCCTTAACTGGCGTTGCCTTGACGGCTACCGACTTAGCAGATTCGCCCGCGCCATTCTTAACCGTTGCTTGGAAAGTGTATTCCGTGCCATCGGTTAACCCCGTAGCAGTTCCTGTTAAGGCGGTCTTCAAATCAACGCTCCCCGTGTTGGTTCCATCAGACCAGTACACAACGCGATCCGTAATAGCGCTACCTGAATTGGCCCCATCGGTCACTGACAGACTAACTTGGCCGTCACCCGCGGTTGCTGTGAGTGTTGGTGCTTCCGCTACTACATCAGCTGTCTTGAAATCAGCTAAAGCTGTAGCAGCACTGTCTTTTCCAGCATAGGCTAGTCCCCATTTTGAATAAGTCGTATTCGGGGTTAGACCAGATGCAACAACATCTGTTGTGCCATCGCTCTTAGGCGTCTCTGTATGCTCAACTAGCTTGGCGTCTTGGTCTAACAAATCAAATGCATTTGCCATGTTTTCCCTCCTTAATTGCCGCCCCGTCAGGTATTGTGCATTTCTAGGCGACTATAATAATTACTTCGCGTTAATCGTTGCAGAATTAGATGTTGTCTTGGTAGAGTTGACCGCCGGTTTACTTACTCGCAGGACTGGCTGCAAAGTTCGCTGGTTGGTCAGCAATCGCTGCAAACGAACCCGCAACAAAAGCTTCTGTATCAGTTGGTTCAACGTCAAACCGATCAATAACACGAATCTTAGTTTGATCGGTTTCAAATGCGCCGCCACCGATATTGGTCGTCAGTAAGGACATGTTTTCCCGGTCAAACAACGTCACAGCTTGTGATAGATCACCGTAATACAATGGATAAACTGGTGCAGAAGCCGTACCAGTGCTTGGCAACCACTTGTCAGCAATCATAACAACTCGCTTACCGCGAACGGTCATACGATCTGGTTGGGTTGGAT